GCTTGCAAAACTATCTCGCCATCATCATCTACAGCATCTTTCTCGCCAACGACCAAGTTTGGTAAAACCGCTGCAACTTCGTGAGCAATCATCCCTGTTTTTACGGCACTTGTGTCGGTTGTATGGGCACTTCTATGAGTAAATGTGACGGGTCTTAGAGCTTTAATTTTAGCTAACGAACCCGACAAGTCTGTAATGTTTTCTTTCTTACGGTAATCAGAAGCATTAGCAATTGCTAGGCCGCTACCACTACCATTTAGAGAGCCTTTAATACTATTACGCGCTCTGTACTGTAAAACCCCCGCAACCGCATCAGAAGCAAGGATATTATTGATAATTATAGTTTCAGTACCAGTGCTGTTGGCGTCAACTTGGATAAGATGAGCGCCAGTGGCATTAAACTGATGACCAGTTATATTTGTGTCGCTATTATCTAACACCCCATCCCAGCCTGTGCTGGATACAACTGTATTCCCGTTAGCTTTGATAATCATAGCCGCCGCTATACCATCTACGTTATTTGTATTAGAAGCCGTTCCAGCAGCAACGGAGAACTCAATAGTGTTACCGCCACTGCCATTGTCGCAAGCAATAATTAATCTGTCTCCACCACCATCATACCCAAAGTATCCAACACCTTTGCTTGCCGAATGAGCTACAAACAGAGCATTGGCTTGGTTTCCAGCAGCTACAGTCACAGACCTAGAATCGTTACCGGAAACCGTGAAATCTGCACCCGAACCATTATTTATACGGACGTTTCCATTGTCATCAATCCGCATCCTCTCCGTTGTGGCTTGAGCGCCATCAGCAGTTGTATTGAACAAAAGGCGTCCAGGCATGTCATTAGCGCCTGGAGTTCCGTCAACATGTCCATGAATTTCTGCTGATGGAACAAGGTCACTACCATCTGCACCTTGCATAGAAAGAGCGCCCAATCGGTCACCGGAACTAACAATTTGAGCGCCAGTTCCCCTTGTTTTTCCCAAAAACATACGAGGTCCGTCAGCGGACGCAGCATTTTGAGTTGCGCTTATGGATGATGTTGCGGTGGTGCTTCCTTCAACTTGAAGATGAGGATTAACACCATTCTGGTAGAAATCGTCTCTGGCTGCGGCTGTGCCAACCAAAACACGACCAGCCGCTGTGATCCGCATACTTTCCGTATCCATGCCATCAGCGCCACCACGCTTAAATACGATAGATCGCCCCCCCGTACCTCCGTTGTCATGTACACCAATATGAAATTCTCCTGACGCATCGCCATTCGGAGTAACTAGCTCCAAGCCCTCGTATGAAGTCGTGTTTGCAACAATTGCGGTTGGCGCATTCGGAGAAGTCGTGCCAATTCCTAATCTAGCCGCACCGCCAAGAATAAGGTCATCTGCACTTGCGTTCCATTTCATAAAAGCTGAAGCAGTGTCACCAAAGAATATAACATCGTAGCCCGTGTCATCAACACCGACTGTAACTGTACCGTTAAACTGCCCACCGCCATTTGAGACAGTCGCAGCCGTGGTGGTCAGGACGCCTGTTACTAGGGCAGTCTCTGCCATGTTGACGCCAACATCAAACTTAACTGCTTCAGAGCTATTTGTAGTAACAAACGTCATATAAGCAGCATTGGCTTCTTCAAACACTAAAGACGCAGCATTATTGTCTAGTATCTTAATAGAACTTGCTGTGCTGAAAGACACAGCCCCATCACCGCCACCTGACATTGTCAAAGCGCCACCAATATCCACATCATCCGTAACAGTCAGATCGTCTTGAACCTTGAGGTCAACAACATTCAACGAAGCAAAAGCATCTACAACTTTAGCTCCAGATCCTGCACCATCTAAATAGACAGCCTTAGTATCTCCTGGTGGGATAGTAATTGTCGCACCAGATCCTTGCTTAATAATAATATTCTGAGAGCCAGATGTTCCGTTCTCAATAAAACAAACCTTATTCACTGTGTTTGGTGCAATAGTAACTGTACACGCTGAGTCGAGCGTACCCGTATATTCAACGTACAAAGCCCTGACGGGGTCTGTAGCGCCGTCAGCTATGGTTGAGGTGTGAGTGTTAGCATTGGTTGTAATGCCTTCTGTGCCGTAGCCCAGAGCCTCGCCAATTAATTCTAAGTTCGTATTCGTAACCGTTCCCCATGAGCCTGACTGATCGCCAGTTGCCATCTCATTGAGGCGAAGGTCATTTACAAAGGTACTAGTCATATCAGTCGATCCTTATTATAGCGGTGTCTTTGGTCTGGGCAGGAAATACGATCTTAAACGTACCCCCAGCTACGGTGAAATCGCCGCCAAAGTCCAATATTGCGATTGCACCTCTTGAGTTTGAGGAGGCATCGCCCAATGTCTTGTTGTAGATTAATGCGCCACGGGCAGTGAATGTAGCCGAAGTCCACTCTGGATCGGCAGCATCAAAACAACCGCTGGTGCTGTTTTCAATAACCGACTTGGTTCCCAGAGCCTCGCCGCCAGTGGTGTAGCCGTTACCGTTGGCCACTTCATTAGCTGTTATGTAGCCGTCTGTCGCTGCCGAAAGGGTTGCCGAACTTGTGTAGAGCGCAATGTGAAGAGTATCGCTGTCTAAGTGCTGATCACCCAGCATAACATCTTTCTTAAATAGTGTACTCATCGCTTGTGTAATAGCCATTATAGACCTCCGTTATATTCTGCTGCATAATCGCGTTGCATTTCTTGAACCAACAAAGCGACTGCCTCATCGAATTGCGTTTTATAAAGCGCCAATGTCTCGCCAGCTTTGAGAAACGCAGATGCCTCGTATAAACATGCTGATAGTAACACGTTTTCTGCGTTGTCGCCAACCCAGTTGTTTGCGTTGCTAGAACTTAGCCCTGCCTCTGGGGCAATGAAGTCCACTAAGTATGGATGAACCGCATCTGGCGTTGGGGCGATTGTGATCGTGGTTCCAGACGTGCTGGCTGATTTTGTGCTGTAAAACCTTGGCGTGGATCGCAGCGTAGCGTTTGGCCAGAAGTCTCGTAAATACGAATCCACTCTGTGATCCAAGTACGACGTAACATCTGAGCTGACCACCGAAACCTGCCTGATCATCCGCGCAGTTGGCACGACATAGTCAGACTGTCCCGCAACCAAATTGGCGGCTGAAGATGTCTGCCTGAAGCACGGCAGATTGGGCAGGCGCTGGAAGATCATGTCTTCGGCCTGACCTATGATTGTATCAATAGACGCAACCAGCTCTGTGGAATCGTCTTCCAAAAAGTTCTGGATGTTTGCTTTTAATGTTGTGTAATTCATCGTCCATCACCCCATGTATCTTCGCCCCAGCCCATGTTGCCCCAGCCCATAACATTAACATCCTCTGCGCCAACTGCGCCTGCGCCTGCTGCGCCTGCATTTATTGGTGGATTGCCAACTATGGCTTCATTACCTACTTCACCATCGCCAGCAAGACCTGTTGTATTTGGACTGAGTTCGACAGTGACACCAGAGGATACAGCAGTGATTGCTGGGGTGTTAAGTTGATTGCCCATATAGTTGTGGTTGGTGCAATAATAGTACAAGGTCGGTGCGCCAGATGCCACGGCAATTTGAGTGTAAGCCCCAGAGTTACCAGGTGTCCCACTTGTTGTAACACCTGTTGTGTATTCGCTCCCACCGCTATGTGAACCACCAGAAGTTGTTGAGAACCTTAATGGGTGATTATTATTTGAAGAATCTGACTGATCGAACCTGTATGTTGTGCCTTCTGTCAAACTTATTACTAAGGCAGGCCCACCACCATCAATGTAGTACCTGTTTCCAGCGGCTATAGCTTGGACAGTTATAGCAAGAGAAATAGTGCCTGACGCTGGCGTGTAAGACGTGCCGCCCATGTAATTGTGATTGGTGCAGTAGTAGTACAAAGTAGGTGCGCCAGAAGCTACGGTTATCTGAGTATAAGCCCCAGCAGACCCCGGTGTTCCAGAAGTTACTACGCCAGTTGTGTATTCGCTTCCACCAGCGTGAGTTCCATTTGATGTTGTTGAGAACCGCAGTGGGTGGCCTGAGTTAGAAGAGTTTGACTGGTCAAACCTGTAAGTCTGTCCCTCTTGCAAATAAAGTTGCTGCTGAATTACAGAATCAACATAATACCTGTTGCCGTCTGCGGTGCTTTGGACAGCTATTGAATACTGAAGATATGCATCTTCTGATGTTCCTGCAACTGCGCCAGTTCCACCAACACCAGTCTCTGCTATTGTTAGCTCTATTAATTCTGCGCCTACGCCGCCTGTGCCACCTACTCCTGTTACGTCAGGGTCACTGCTCAGATCAAGGGATATAAAACCAGTTCCACCATATCCAAGAACTCCGATAGGCGGCAAGAGCCGTGGGTCTATTGTCCAGTCTTGAGTAAACCCAATAAATATTGCCGCATTCTCAGGATCTGTATCTGGCCGACCATTAAACAACGCGGTGGCGTCTACGACATTCTTTGCAGGCGTAAGCTGTGGGTGCTTTGGCTCCCAGTCTTCGGGCGAAACACGCAAGCCATCCCAAGTGGTTTTTAACTTAGAGTATCTGACCCTAAGACCACTTCTGTCGCTTATTGCGTAGGATTTTTTTCCTCTTGCGTATTTTGCCATTAAGATAAATTCAGCGC